ACTACCAAAAAGAACATCTTTTGTGCTTATGCCTAACCATTGAAAAGCCAATGAATGTAATGTTCTAAACCATACTAATTTGTCATCTTTAATATTTAATTTATCTATAGTTCTAGTTTTTGCCTCTTCTGCAGCCTTTCGACTAAAAGATACAAAGCCTATTTTCTCTGGTGCTACACCATTCTTTAATTCTTCTTGAACTATGGATATAAGTTTTGTTGTTTTTCCTGTGCCTGGTGGCCCAAATATTGTGGTTTCCATTAACTGTCCCAATCCACAGATTCAGTTCTTTTATCTATATAATCTCTTACCATTTTTATATTTCTTACCATTTCTTGATAATAAACTAATTCAGTTCTCTCTTTTTTTGTCATAGCTCCAGGTAATTTTCTCATGGCTTTTTCAGCTACTTTAAAGTAGGTTAAATACCTATCTAAAATATGAACACAAATATCATGAGTTAATTCCATATCGTTTTTTACATCAGTTTCCATTACATCTCCAACATTCCGTGACACATCTTACAAACGCACATACATTTTTCTATTTCTGCATTTATCTTTTTTATACACCTGTCTTCACTAACTATCTCTGCAACTGCTTTATATTTTGTTTCTGGTAAAACATGATGCCATTGTAGATTTCTAGGATTTTCATTGTATCCACATCTTTCACAACCTCTTTCTACTTTAACTTGATTAACATAATCTCTTAATCTAGCTCTAGTTCTTGACCATTTACTTATCATTTTTTTCCTCCTCCTTTTTAAAACATACTCCCTTTGCATATATCTTTACTGCCTCTGGGTGTATTCTCCACAACTCTTCAACAACGTAATCTTCTATAAGTTTTTTATCTTTGGTACATTCGTCCATATCTTTGAAAACTACACCAGGATTCCAAAAGCTACACTTGCCCTTGCCACCTTTGTATCTACATTCCTCAACTATGATTGTGCAAAA